CATTAGACTCGAATAGTCTATGTCTGCGTACTTTTAGACCAAATGCGCTACCGCATACCTGTATCGGGCTTATAAGCGGTGATTGGGGTACATTCTCAATAACATAAGGCTTACCTGAAGCAATCAAAGCATTACGCACTTCTGGGATCATGTCTATCTTAGTTGTGGACTTGCCTTGCGCATTGCGCAGATGCTTAGTTGCTGAATGTGTCTGACATGGTGGGCTTGCAGCAATAACATCAAACTGTGACAGAAAGTCATTATTTAGATAATCACGCACATCGCCACGAATGTAAGTAAATGGGTAACGCTTACCATGCTTGACATCTATGCCAGTAACATCAAAGCCAGCCCTTGCATACCCAGCACTAGCCCCACCTGCACCGCAGAACAGATCTAATAGCTTCAATCTTTGCCCCATCCTGTGCCCTTGAAGTGTGCAGGTGCGGCAGCTATAACCTTAGTCATAGGCTCATTGCAATAAGTACATGGGATCATTGGTCGATCGTGCCATCCATGGGTGATCTCATTCGTGAGATTACATTTAAGACATCTATAGTCGTAGGCTGGCAAGTTAGACACTTCCTTATCATGTAAGACCCACAGGCTTCGCAGCGGTCAATGTCTGCCTCTGTGGGTTCGGTATCGAGATGACCGTACTTTAGTATGAGTAGTGGCAATAGATCCTCTAGACGGATGATGGCGGCATATTCACGCGCATCTTCACCTTGTCCGTTAAGTCTAATCACTCCGAAGCCTAATTCCCCCGAAATGGCTGTCCGAGCTTTTAATTGTTTTAGGTACGCAAGCGGTTGAAATCCAGCGCGGGCTTTGACTTCAACATCAAACGGTACATTAACAATATCCTTGCCACTACCCCTTCCAACACATGCGCCTTGCCAGACAGTCGATAGGTACTGTGCGACAACACGCTCTGTGCGGAAACCTCTGTGCTTCCTTGCTTGACTAGCCATTAACAGCTTTACACTTAGAGCATTGCCATGTAACAACGCCATTAACTGAGTCAGATGATATATCTTCTAGATCACGAATCTGCACTGGCTCATTACATAACTGACATGGCACAAAAGCCGACATAAGATCGACCCATTCACCATTTATCTTAATTCCGATGTTTCCCATTTAGACTCTCGCCTTCTGTGGCTCGAACTTACCTTGCGAGTTTAGGTTGTACCACTTAGTCGGGCATCGATGAGCTGATGAGATTGCTGTATTGCAAAAGTAGCCACCCCACGCCTTTCCATTCTTTTCACCTTCACGCCATTGCATGTGTCCATGCTCGCATGATGGGGATTCTACTGCTTCTGCTGTGCCCATGATTGCCGTAACTGTTTCCATCGCTTTGTCAAGTGTGACAGGCGCATCAACGACCTTGTTATACTCATTGACTGGAGTTGTCCAGTAATCCTGATTGTCTGCCTTGACTTCTTGAACAGGTGGCTTAACTGGCTTAGCAGCTACTACCTTGCTCATTTCTTCTCGGCTTGGTCTCTTTCCTTTAGGCGCATAACCTGCATTTGCAAGTGCTCTGCCGATTGCCGAAGTCTCGCAATTCTCCAGTGCTGAAGTCTGATTAACGCCCCTGCTACTAACTGTTTCTTCAGCGTACCCTGTCGCCCACGCAACGCCATCTTCAGCATTCTTAAATAGATAAGCTTTAACGATGTATCGAGAAGCCTCGACAACTTCCAACTCAGTAGATATACGGAACGAAGGATAGTCCTTAATAAACTTTTCAAGTCGAACCTCCACTGGTTCATAGTCGGCTAAATTAAACATAGAGTTCATTCTCCTCTGTTGCTAGTTGCCCTGCGAGTGCTCCATAGCTGCATAGATCGACCCAGTTGTCGATGTGTTGGGCTGATTGATTAGTCCGTGCAAGTTTAACGAGCACCATGATCCCTGCGACTTGATAATCGTGGATCGGTGTCTGTAGGTATGCACTGAGGAGCATTGCGGTGTGTTGCAGGTTATCCGCAGGGTGACCATACGAAAGCCCACGATCGCGGATTGTGTCTGTTGCGGTAAGTAGGATCTCATTAGCGCGCATCTGTTGTCACTCGCTGAAATGACTTAGCCACGATCAAGCCTTCACGCTTGCCTTCGTTAAAGCCTTTAGCCCAGCCTACTAAATACCATAAAGCATTAGCTGCAAGTAGCAGCACAATCATTGGCATCTCAAAGCTCATTGTATTTCCTATCTGCATCCAGTGCCCTCGACTGGCTTACAGAATTAGTGTGACAGAAGTGACCGACTAATCAAGCACATTCTGATAACGAAATGATAACGATTCTCCCTCGTCCACGGCATCATCCAGAGTGCGCTTGATGTCAGGCGTAAAGTCGTCCATATAGGGTGAATGATCCGTCCTTGTTGATTGGCACTAAGAATGGGCTTACTCGATCTCCGTGTGTTTCAATGACTGCCACAGACATCTGCCAATTAGCACTGCCAGCCTTGAGATAAGAGGCTTTTTTCTTGTCCATAACATTTCCTGCTTCTAAGCCCCAAAGAGTCCTGTATTGGCTTCCTAAGCCTTCTGTATAGGCACTGATGCCAGCCCTGTGAGTGTGTCCACAGACTACAGACTTGCCGAACTTCTTAGCCAAGCCAAGAGCAGTAAGTCCAGCATTGGAGTTCATCGATCCTTCGTCTCCGTGGACTAAGACCCAGCCTTTATGGAACTCGAATGGCTTTTTATGAAAACGAATCCCCATGTCTGAGAAACCCATAAAGCGGGAATACTCGAGTTCTGGAAGTCCGATGAGACTAGGAGCTCCTCTAACGAGAGTGTGGTATAGACGATCGGTGTGGTTGGATCGAGTGATGTCGGTAGTGCCGAGATCCCATAGGATGTTCTGAGCGAGACTTCGATCATAATCTAGCTGTCCTTCATATTCCAGATGTGTGCCTTTAGCCCACTTTGACTGGCTCTGCATGTCAAGCTCATCGCCTGTATTGAGAACTAAGTCGAACTTCTCGCGCTTTACTAACTTGATAAGATTCTTAACGGCTTGCTCATGATGATATGGAATCTGTAGATCCGAGATCACCAGGTATCTGCGTTTAGTCATCATCCTCATCTTCGTAATCCCCGAACTTCTCAGGGTCAATGGGATCAGGCAGAATCCAATGAGGATAGGCTTGCGGTTCTGTGATCATGAACATGGCAATGTCCTCTGCGAAACCTGCTCGCTTTAATGAACAGAAGTACTCATAAAGCCCAATGCAATAAGCATCAAGCTTTGAGTAGCCTTGTTCCTCTAACGCCTTAGTTGCTTTTCTTGCCATAGCACAATGCTACCTGTCAAGCAAGATGTTATAGATCTCATCGACTCGCGTGTTGAGTCTTTTGATCTCAGACAACAGGTGGGTAATTACATAGCCAGACAAGCCACCGAGTGCTGCAATGGTGGCAAGGTAAAGCGTGAAGAAGTCGGACTGTGTCACTTCTTGATGCCGAGTGCTGGATCGTTAGGCGATAAGAATCGCAGTACAGGTGGAAGGATTGAAGCAATACCAGCTGCAATCAATGCCTTTGGATCTGTTACCCCGGCAGCTGCCATAGAGATAACTGCTACTAAGAAGGCTCTAGCCCAAGATCCTGCTGCTGTCTTTAGTTCATTCATTAGATGCTCCTAACATAGGTACTTGAAAAAAAGCCCCATCATTGTCAGCTTCTTTCTTAAAGCTAACATGCATGTGCTTAGTGTGTTTGTTAGCCCCTGTGTAATTGCGCCACTTCCAGTTAAGGATGTGGGAACAGATTCGTCCATCGTAAATGATGTAACTAATACGCTTGTCCGCTTTTGACTTGGACAAGGTGCGAAGCTGATCAGCAAGATCTCCCATGATGTCGGGCTTACCACTTTTGTGGAGATCTTTGTCCACATCAATGGCACGAACCCAGCCCTGCTCATCTGGATTATGATCTGACTTGCGAGCAGCGTGTCGGGTATCACCGATCCAACCATCCGATGTGCGGTCACGATCTGGGAACGAGTCATCAATCTGCTCTCTTAATTGAATAGCAGCTTTAGAAAGTTTGACCTTCACAGTCCAAGTGCAGCCTTCAGGTCATCAACAGAAAGCCCAACCGATTGCAATTTCTGTGCAACTGTTGCTTCAGTGAAAGGCGTTGGATTAGCAATTTCTGCTTCGATTTCAGTTAAGGCTGGCTTTGTTTGTTCACTATCTAGCCACTCAATTTGGCTATAATCATCGCCACGCAAAACAAATTGAGCATTAGGTCTCAAAACTAAAATTGCTTTTGCTATTTTTTGATTTTGTGAAAGTTCCATTACGCACCTATTTCCATTACGACAATGCTTGCAATAATTACCGAACTAGCTTGAATTGCTACGAGAGTGGATGAGCCTGTATTGGCTTGCAATTTATAAGTTACCGCAGAAGTTGTTGCTGGACTGTCTACATAACTTGTGCTTAGATTGGTGTAAAAATCTGGATTGTTGCTAGAAGCATAATTGTATGTTCCAAAACTAGAAGTGTATAAGTTAGTCGAATCTCTTACGAGTCGAGCATTAGAATAATTGTGAACCGCGCCACTACCAGCAGAGCTGTAAAGATTTGGAACGGATACAAAAACCATGACTCTACTTGATGCAGATGATGGTGTGATTGAAACAGTTAAACCTGTATCTGTATAAGTCGAAGTCGAATTAGAAAAAGAACTTGTCAATGTGTCTTGAACCACTTGCAAAACTTTACCGCCACCGCCAGCAGGGGTTGCCCACTTGATGCCAGTTGCAGTAGTTGAATCTGCTGTAAGCACTTGACCATTTGTGCCTACTGCCAAGCGAGCGGGTGTGTCTGCTGCTGTTGCTGTAATAAGATCGCCTTTAGCATCCAAAATGACCAGAGGATCTACAGCTGTCCATGAAAAGTCCATGTCTGTTCCCGATGCCTTAGTCAGCACCTGACCAGTAGTGCCACCTTTAAGATCGACCAGAGAAGCATCGATAGAGTCGCCTAGTGTCTCAATGGCGACTGCGCCATCCTTGACTAGGTCAGTACTGGTTGGTACTGCCCAACCAAAATTAGGGGTTGTTGTTGCCATTAGGTTAGAGCTCCGATCGCTTTAGACCACTGTAGTGTACCATTTACGCCACTCCAGATGGTGTTAGTTGGAAGTACTGTTGCCCATGTCGGGGCTATAAGAGAGAAGTCTGTTGGTGAGACATAAATAGTCATATCTACAAAGGTTGGTGTGGCTCTCATTGAGATGCCCTCTACAAAGCCTGAGAAGTATCCCTCAAACATGTTAAAGGGTAAGTTAGTGATAACTACTGGCTCACCAAAAAAAAGGTTGATAAGGTCATCCAGAAGCGCAGATGGCATATTAGGATTGTCAAGTCTAAAAGTAATCTGGTCAAGCTGTGTTCTAGGCACTGAGCGCAAGGCTAGATCGCGCTCGATGATGTCCTCGATGTCAGCCAAAAAGCGGATATTGGAATCAAATGTTCTTTGGTAACGACCATAGGTAGTGATAGAAGCATCGTCTGTCGCTGAGTATGTGCTGCCGTAGTCATTGCCATAGCGCACAATCTCGCTGTTACGAATCTTGCCAATCTGTAGAATTGACTTAACGCTGGCAGGGGATGCGTAATTGCCATCTAACTGGGTTGAGCCATTAGCTGCTAAGTAGTTACTTCTATGATCCGCATCGGCATATGAGATGCGACCTTGCTTGTCCTCGTAGAGCGTTCCGAGTGCGCTATCGGCTATCTGTTGAACTAGAGTCTGAGTGTTGCGATCTGCTGCGCTGAGGTTGTCCATCTGATAAAGACCAGCATCGATCTCACCCAAGCCAACATTCTCAGCATTAGCCCATGTGGTAGTTGGGTCGTAATCTTGCCATTGAAGGGCAGGTGCTACTTCAATCCATTCATTTACTAAGAGCTCCTGCAAGATGATAGAGATCTGCTCGCCATCGAGTCCATGAGCTACAGAATCCGTGTAGATCGCTTTAGGCAGTTTAGCCAAAGCACCCACTGCAAGGATTGACCCTAAAGTTACAAAGCCTGATTCCTCTGGGCTTCTCACAGAAGTTGAGAAGTCTGAGACTGTGCCACCAAATACAGGCACATATGTGCCACCACTATCTTTAAGCTCTAAGGTAAGGGAATCTGTAACATCGATGTCAAAGAGAGCATTGGTCGAGTTGATAATGTCCATGCGAGCATAACCCGCTTGACATTGGCGATCGATGTCGATGCGCCCTGTAGTGAGATTAACGCCAGTTACATTTGTATAAACAGTTGTGCCGACTGTTATGCGCCACTCTGGAAGCCATGTCATACCGCTAGTAATCCTGTTGCACTCGTACCACGCTGATAAGACTGACGGACTACATCTTCCACGGCTCTAGCAATAGCTTCTGGATCACCGATTCCAGCTTGAATTGTAATGTTATAAGCATTGGCAGCCTGTGCTGCATAGCGTGAGCCACTTACTGCACCTGCGACACCTGCACCGCCTGAAAGCCCCTGCAATAGAGATGAACGAGCAATGCTTTCTAAATCAATCGTAGAAGCCATCTGACTTGCAGCTGATGCATTTTCCATATCCAGCAAGTCTGCAAAAGCATTGGCGCGAGCTGATGCTGCTTCTGCGTATTCCAGAATAGCGCCAATAGATCCACCTGCTGTGGAGATAGGAGCAATGTAATCGCCCTTTGTAATGCCAGAGCCTAGAGCTGCGCTTGTCGGTAATGTTGCTTTGGCTTGAGCATTAGCCTGTGCGAGAAGTCTGAGCATCTCTTGGATACTAGCCAAAGCCTTATCTAGATTACTTTGATTGATTAGATCAACAGGCTTAAGAGTTTCAAGAATTGATTTAATGTCTGCAAGTTTTACATTTTGACCAGACAGTGCACTGAAAATTTTTAGATCTTCATTCAGTCTCTTGGTTGCAGCAGTAATGGCTGCTTCATCTTTAGCAGCAATAGCATCTTCTAGATTAGAGATTGACTGCTTGATATTTAAGCGAGCAGTATCATTGGCGATCTGTAGAAGTTGCGCTTGATTGCTTGCCTTGCCTAATTGCTCGGCTTGGTTAGTGAGAGCTGCTGCAACTTGAATCTTATCCATGTCGAAGATTTCTTCGCCCTTGCTGAGAGCAAGGTTAGCCTTATCGATAGCCAGTTTTAATCTTGCTGCCTTTAATGCCTTTATTTCTTCTGCGGTAAGTTTCTTTTTAGCCCCTAAAGTTTTTACGACATATGCAGCTTGAAGTCTGGCTAAATCTGCTAAACCTTGAGCATTGACTCCGCTTTGACCAGCAAGAGAAGCCTGACCCGCAGCGCGTAGCATTTCTAAATAAGTGCCTAGAATTGGAATCATTCCAACATTCAATCCAGAAACCCCGGGCAATGACTTTAACTTTTCTGTAAGTACACCGATTCCACGAATAACATCGGCAATGTAGATCGCAGTATTCTGCATCGCACTTGCCAAGTTATCGACTGAATCTTGATCTCCTAATCCTTTAAGAGCATCGATCAGACTTGTACCAATAATCTCGGAAGCGTTAGCAGCAGCAACGCCTAATTTATCGATTGAACCTTGAAAAGTATTAGCAGATTCTGTTGCTGCTCCCTTAAATGTTCCTTCAAGCTGGGAAATAATATCCTCGAACTTGCCAGCCTTGAGATCTGCCTTTGATATGCCTACACCTAATCGAGATAATGCAGCATTATTCCCCAGGTATGCACGACTTAACGCCCCTGTAACCGATGCTAAATCTTTACCTGTTGCAGCACTTATGTCTAATGAAAGATTAAGCAATCTTTGTGCTTCATTAGTATTCTGTGTCGCGACCGCTAGTGTCTGATACGCGGGTCTCAATTTGTCATCAAGTATGCCGAACTCGCTCTGAAGTCTTTGGATGTAATCCTCAGAAGATGCGGCATCTCGCCCTAATCCAACATTCTTAAGAGCTAAGGCTAATTGCTTCTGGGCTTTCTCATCTTCTGCTGCTGCTTTAACGGCAGCTTTACCATAAGCGAGAACGGCTGTTGCACTAAATGCTAAACCAAAAGCACCTGCAAGTTTTTTAACATTCTTGGTGAGTTTATCTGTTGATGAATCTGCTTGCTTAAAGGCTTTATTGCCTGTGAACTCCGCAGCAATATCAATCATTACATTAGCCATGATTAGCCTCTCGCTCTTGCATTAAGTTTATCTGCTGCGTTTTTAATAGCTGCCAATACTGCTTCTCTAGCCTTGCCATTGTTTTCCTCATAGGCACGGAATAAAGCGCGACCTTCCATCTTCTGATCGCCCTTCATCTGTGAGGTGTACTTGCCCTGCTGATTCTGTACGAATCGACTTTGTGGAGTCTTACGCCCCATAGTTTCATAGATCGCTCCAGCAGCACTCTTATTGAATACGCGAGCAAGAGATCTAAAGCCTCTGCGATTAGGCTTGGAAGGTGTGGTCTTATAACCAATGCCACCCTTTACAATTCGAGCGTTATAAACAGGAAAGCGCGCATCCGAACCTTCGCGGGCTAGCCATCCGCTTAGTACTTGACCATCATCTGGGAGATAGCCCTTAGCAGCCTTTGTTATAGGCTTTAGAGCTGCTGCAACGTCTTTAGGTAAAGCCTTAGCAAGGTCAGGACTGAACTGGCGTAAAGACTTTCTAAGAGCGACCGCGCCCTTTACGCTTGCTGGCATCGCTCACCTCTTTCGCTTCATCCTTGAGCCCTTGCACTAATGCATCGAGCATGGTCTTATCTAGATCTAACAACTGCTGTGGCGCGATTCCCAACCTAATGCTTAGCCTAGCGATTAGATAGGTGAATGGAAGATCGCGCTTTAAGCTAAAGGGTCTGAATCAAGCACCTCGACACTTTTGAGTGTCTCAATGAAATCCATACCAAAAGGCTTAACAGTTTCACCTGACCTGCGTGTTACTTCCCATGCTAACCAATAGACATCGCTTTGCTTTTCTTCATCGCGGAACGCCTTATGGAAGCCCTTTTTAGCGTACTGCTCGAATGAGTACTCCACTGCTGGAGTGATCTCGCCTTCCAATACGCTTCCATCTGTACGAACTATCTTTAGTTTTGCCATGAGTTTGCCCCTTTATAGTTTGTTTAGAATGTGCCTGTTGTGGCTACTGCAACTGTTGAGTTAGCAGTAAATGTGATTGACTGAGTAGACATATCGCCTACAGCGCCATTGATGTCTGTAGTGTTATTGACTAGCAATGAAACAGTGTAAAGAGGGTTAGTAGCAGATACTGCTGTTCCCTTTTCCTGTAGGAATACACATGTGACTGTTGTACCCCATGCAGCTTGTAGTGTTGCCAATACATTCGCTGATGCTGTGTCGTTTAGGAAGTCGATTGTTACAGATGATGCTTCCAAGCCCTTAACAAACTTGTGTGCTGTGTCACCCATTGCAGTTACTTCTAGCTCATCGAATGTGCGGTTAAGAGTAATAGATGTTACATGGTCAGAAAGATCAACAGTGTTAATCTTCACGCCAACTTTATTGTTTAGAAATACAGCCATGAGATTATTCCTCGTCTTTCTTAGTAGTTACTGGCTTTGGTGCTGGTGTGCTTACTTGCCCGATTTTCTTCAGGAAGTCAGCGTTTTCTTGTTCCCACTCGGACATGTTTAGCTCCAACTCGTTAGGATTGATACGGACATCTCGCAGCTGAGTAGGTCACCCGATGCAGCGTTGAGAATACTTGGTGCGCTTATCGCGCTTACATTATAGGTCAAAGATGATGCAGCGAGCTTTGCGAACACGCCACAGACTGTGTCCTCGATGCCGTTAAGGTTTCCCTCATTGTCGAACAATGGAACAGTCATAACAATCTTAAAGTTAGCCATTGGGCTGATCGAGATATGCTGATTGTTGCTAGGTGTCAGATAAGGATCATCTGGAGAAACAATTATAGAGTTAGCAAGGACTGTGGCAGGTGGGAAAGCAAAAGTCTGCCACTTAGCGTTATCGACTAAAGCCGTTGCTAATGTAGTCCTAAGAGTAGTGACGGCAACAGGCATCAGCCCACCATTGAGTTAGGTGATAAGCAGTGCGCGATCAATCCTCGCACCTTAGCGAGAAGCTGCGCGCTCATTCGGTAAGGGCTTGGCTGGAAATCTACAGCGTTACTGCCTGAGAGAGTGGCTGTACGCGCTTGCCAGATTTCAACAGATATCATCAAAGCTGCTTGCTGGACTGCTGTGTCAGTTGCATAGTCTGTGACTGTTCCTGCAACAATTCCAAAAGGCTGGACGGCATGAGTGCCTTGATCTGCTCCAGTTGCAGAATATGAAAGTGAACCCGAACCGATGGCAGTGATTGTCTTAGTGCCGTTGTATGGGCTTCCGTTTTTAGTAATGATTATGCTTTGTCCTACATAGAAATCTTTAGAAATCTCTTGACCAAAGTAAAGAGTTGCCACATTGTTTGTGAGGCTTTGATGAGTGTTGTAAAGCTCGTTCTGCCAAAGCATAGGCAGAAGGACTACATCAGTTGCATCGCATACTTCTTGAAGGGTTGCATCTGGATACAAAGTACCGACTCCGAGTGTTGCACGGAGTTCTGCGACTGTTGTAAGTGCCATGATGATCCTTTCTCAAGACTCTGGGGAGTAGAGGGCTACTACTCCCCAGAGCGACTTAGTGAGTTTTTACGCCTTGTTATTCTTGAATGCGCCAGCGCCAACCTTAGTTGCGATAGCACCGAATCCGTAGTAACCAACTGTAACTGATCCGTTAGCTGTTGATTCTGCGCGTAGGCGGTATGTTGGTGACTCGTACCATGTGTAAGCATCTGGGTTCACGATGAGGATTGTTCCATCGCCATCGCCACCATTTGTTGGATCTACATAGAGGTTAAGTCCTGCAACATTACCTGTTAGTGATGTTGGTGATACTTGACCGCCAGCGTTCATTGGCTGTGATGCTGTGTAAATTGGGCGACCTGCATCGTTCAATGACATGATGTTAGACCATTGTCCTGTTGAGACAACCATGTTGCGAGCGAATGGGTTAGGTAGTCCTGCTGTTGCTGCATAGACTGATGCTGAACCGCGAGCAACAATTCCTAGCAATTCTGCTGCTGTTGGATATGTTGCAACTGTTGTTGCATCTGTTGTTGCACCTGAGATAAGTGCTGCATTAACTGCTGCGTTAGTTGCCTTTGCGTAAGCTGCTGCCATGTTGCGCACTAGCTCATCAAAGAATGCTGGAGATGTACGATCTAGCAATTCAACAGAGAATGTCTGCTGTCCTGCATACTTCTGTACTGATACAGATAGGAATGCAGCGTTCTGATCTGTGTCGCTGAACGCATCGCCTTCTGGCTCAATCGCAACAGTTGGAACTGCTGTGATCTTTGGAATCTCGAAAGTCATACCTGCATCTGGCAATACTCCACGAGAGATTGCATCGATTGAAGGACGGATTGTTGTTGATAGTGGGTTGATGATTTCTGATAACTGACGAGTTGGAACAAGTCCTGCGTTGTCTGTTGTGTCATCTGCTGCGCGTAGGTATTGACGAGCGTTGTCATCACCTAGAGCTGCACGGATTGTGTTTTCTGCGTACTTAGCTGCTGTTACTTCGATGCGTGGCTTTGTGAAGTATGCTGCTGAAACAGTTGGGCGAGCAGCTTCAACCGCTGGTGCTTCAACTGGTGTTGCTTCGACTGCTGGAGTGGTGTTTTCCACGGCTGTCTCGCTTTCTGTTGGTTGGGTGATTTCTTCTACAGCAGATTCTTCTGCTGCAATATCAGTAACTTGAGCAGACTTAAAGGCTGGCTCTGTTACTAAACTTACTTCGACCAAGCGAGCAGCAGATACATAAGTAACGCCATCCTTGATCTTTGACTTGAGGACTTCTGCCCCGATGCTTAAACCTGACTGCAATCCTTCTTCTGCAAGGATCAAGGCTTCTGTACCGCGCTGAGAGCGACTGATAGAAAAGACTGCATCGATTGAGTTATCTGATTCGCTAAAAGAAACCATGCGACCTAATGGCTTCTTAGCATCATGCTGACTTAACAACTTGATTGCTTTAGGATCTTCGATAGCAATAGATCCAGAGGCAAAGATTACCTTGCCCATATTTGTAGATCCTGCTTCGACATTAAGAGGCACAATCTTGCCTGATACTGTGCGACTTGCTGAGTCTGCTGTGAGATCAGCTGAGAAGGTAATTACTTGGTTCATTCTAGACCATTGCTTCCGTTAGGTGTTAGATCTGTCATTTCCATAGCCTGTTCCTGGGTAACCAGATTAAGGGCTAGGAGTTTTTCAATTACTGCGAGTTCTTGCAGTGGATCAGTGCGCAAGAAGTTCTTATCAATATCGAACTTAACTACATTGCCACGAGCAGTAATGTCATCCATTGACAGGCGATCTTCAATCGCAGTAATGAATGGCTGTAGAGATAGCGTTAAGAATTGCTTGCGTTCATCATTAACATTTTGATATGTATAACTTGAGTTTTGATCTGCTGACACATAGATGGCTGGCACATTACATAAGCGCGCAATCTCAGTCGCAAGATTCTGAATAGCCTCGTTGTACATCATGTCTTTAGGAGAGAAGCCAACAGTCTTATAATCTAAAGTGCTTGTTAAATAAGCAGTAGAATTATTCTGTCGCGCTCTTTTCCATGCCGCTAATAATCCTTGCACTTCTGCCGGTGGTAGATCAGCTCCTGAGTTCTGAATGAAACCAGTACTCATCGGAGTAGCTGCTGCAATCGCTGCTGACTTCTGGACATCAATAGCTGCACGAATTGTCTGCACTCCAGTGTTAAGAATGCCATCGCCTAATGATTGGAAAGTGATTAAAGATCCCAAGCCGTCCATTGGTAAAGTAGTACCATCGACTGCATAAGATCTAACAAAAGTATTCGTGCTGTCTAGTGTTGCAGTTACTCGATGATTAGCAATCCACTCAAAGCGAGAAGGGCGACCATCCTCAGAATAAACTTCGACCACTTTCCAAAAGGCTTGCCCATAAAACAGAAGTGAATCAACAGTCCATGCAATCGTTACAGATCGTGGCTGTGAATATGAAGGCTGCTCTAACCATGCAGGTGAGCCAAGTTCTTCATTAGTAGATTTCTTATAAAGCTCTAAAGGAATCGCTCCGATAGTTCCACACAATAGATTGCGACAGCGCATTAGTGCTGGAACAGAGATCGCTTCGCTTCTGCCAATGAAGGCATATTGAAAGGGCATTGCATAAGGTGAATACTCACCAAGCACCTGAGGTGCGGACTGAGCCTGTAATTGTGGCTTAGGTTCAAGCCCGAATGTCTGCAAGATTCTACCCATAGACAGAAACTATAGCATTTGTCAAGCAATTAGACAATGTGATATGGGTGTGTCTAGGTAAAGATTTGTGGCTTAGGTTGAGGGATCATTAACTTGCTCACGACCATAGCCAAGCCAATAGGGGCTGAGATATCTCCAGCACTCTTTCGCTTGATGATTCTCCAAGCCGAATCGTTCACCTTAGCTGCGCAGTTATTCATCTGCTGGATCAGTTCCTCTTGTCCATTATGGATAACTCGATGATTGACTAAGCCTTCTAGAAGATCGCCACAGGCTTTATAGAATTGCTGACCTGAAACATCCTCAACCATAACTCCAGCATTGCCTAGACGATCTGCGATTGTCTGGGTGGCATATTTGTCATAGCAGACTAGGCGGGGCTTATAAATGTCGCACCATGCCTTTATACTTGCTGCCATCTTTAGCTCATCGATAGCAACCTGAGAGCTGTAAGTCTCCAAGATCCCGATGCCAATCCGTCCATCTGGAAGTAGTTGTCCAGCGACTAATGATCCGTTCCTGCGTGACGGACTGACATCGAAACCGAATACAGTATAAGCCCCTGGACTCATTTCCAGCGTGTTATCCGATGTATCTTCCAAGATTCCATGTGGCCACGGACTGCTTAGTGAATCGATCCACTGGCAAAGAGTTTCAGTACGCGTGTTCTCAATCGGTGAAGTAGCAATCGCCTCCTCGATCGCCTCCTCTGTGATGGTGTATCCCAAAGAGGGGTTAGCCAAAGCCCATGCATTGCGATCGTCTATCTTGCAGTATTGCGGAGCTGAGTATTCATAAAATCCAAAAGATTTGGGTGGATAGTCGATAGCTCTTTCTCGTAGGTCGTTGAGTACAGTGCTGAAAGCGTCTCCTGCATTAGAGGTAAGAAGCGTTTGAGAGTTTGGGTGAGCTCTAGTTGTAGGAGTAGCAGCTCTAAATCCATCTTCTGTGATCTCTCGGACTTCATCGATGTAGAGCAGTCCGTTGACGGATCGACCGCGAGAGCCGTCTCTAGTTGCTGCGACAACATCAAGCCTTGCTCCAGATAGCATCTCAATGCTTTCAGTTCCGTTGGCGTGTCTGATTTGTTTGACGAATCCTTTAAGGTGGTCATTGGTCTCCAGTAGGTGAGTGACTTGTCGAAAGGTGTCTAGTGCCATGCTTCGATTAGAGCTCATAATTAAGACATTGGTATTCCACTTAATCAAGTGAGCAAGGATTAACATACGCGCCAGATGTGTCTTTCCGTTCTGTCTGGCTACCAGAATGAGGTTTGTCTTACGAACCCACATGCCTTTTTTGTCCACAGTAAGCATGTCCTTAAGAACGAACTCCTGCCACGGCATGAGATCCATCTTGACGATGGCACAGAGGTCTTTAACATCTTTTAGCTTGTTTTCGCCCTTGAGAAGTGGACTGTGAAGCCGTGGCTTGGTTGCCCCTCGTAGGGCTTTGGATTTTCTGGGCTTAGTTGTCATTGGTCTGGACTGGGTCGGGTCTTAAAAGGACTGTCCAGCATCGGTTCGGACTGCATCGGGGAGATATAGTCGAGAAAGACAGGGGGGGTAGCCTTCTGTGCTAAAAAAACACCATCATTCAGCGCACCTTTGCGCAGATTGCATGACTTGCACAGAACCCTTAGATTCTCTAACGAGTGATCGCCACCCACCTTGCGTGGGATTACATGGTCAATATGCATCTCGCCCTCATCTGTTCCACATATCTGGCAGAAGCGACCATCACGCTTGAACACGCGTTCACGCTGTTCGCGGTATCGCCTACTGTTCAGCTTGTCTAATGCCATCCCTTAGCCTTCCAATGATCTAAGGCTATGCATGGTTCACCATATCTATGCCCTATGTACTTCAATCCCCATTGTATCTGCTTATAACCATCAACCCTAGAT